TGAGTTTTATAGACAATTCCCAAGAACAACGGAACACGCGTTTAGAGATGAGGCCAAAAACTCTATATTTAATCTGGTTAAGATATACGAGCAAATAGATTACAATGAAGGAATAGGTAATTCATCAGTAGTATCAACTGGAAACTTTCAATGGATTAACGGTGTAAAAGATACACAAGTAATATTTTATCCAGATCCAAAAGGTAGATTTAAAGTTAGTTGGTTCCCACCTCTTCATATGCAAAATAAAATTATCCAAAAGAATGGAATTAAATATCCCGCAAATGAACACATGGGAGCTTTTGGATGTGATAGTTATGATATATCAGGAACGGTTGACGGTAAGGGATCTAATGGAGCTTTACATGGATTAACTAAGTTTAGCATGGAAGATTGTCCTCCTAATCATATGTTTTTAGAATACGTAGCTAGACCACAAACAGCTGAAATATTTTTTGAAGACGTATTAATGGCTTTAGTATTTTATGGAATGCCATTACTTTGTGAAAATAACAAACCAAGATTATTATACCATTTAAGAAGAAGAGGTTACAGAGGCTATTCAATGAATAGACCAGATAAACTTTGGAATAAATTATCTGTAACAGAAAAAGAAATTGGCGGTATACCAAATTCAAGCGAGGATATAAAACAAGCCCACGCAGCGGCTATTGAAATGTATATCCAAAACCACGTTGGTCATTTAGGAGATGGAAATTATGGAAACATATATTTTAATGAAACGCTAAACGATTGGAGTAGGTTTGATATAACTAAAAGAACAAAATTTGACGCAACAATTAGTTCTGGATTAGCAATAATGGCCTGTAATAGGCATTTGTACCGTCCAAATGCAAAGGTTGAAAAACCAAAGTTAAATATAAATATCGCTAAGTATAAAAATACTGGTAGCGTTTCTAAAATAATAAAGTAAAATATGGCAGAGTCTGTTATAAATAAACATTTTCCTAGTCAAGTCGTTAGTGATGCTGAAAAACTTAGTTATGACTATGGACTAAAAATAGCTAAAGCTATTGAAATAGAATGGTTCCATCAAGAACACGGACATTCTAGACACACTAATAATCAAAACAATTTCCACACTCTAAGACTATACGCCCGTGGAGAACAATCAATTCAAAAATATAAAGACGAGTTATCTATTAACGGTGATTTATCATATCTTAATTTAGATTGGAAACCTGTTCCAATTGTTTCTAAATTTGTAGATATAGTAGTTAATGGTATAGCTGAAAGAACATATGATATAAAGGCTTACTCTCAAGACGTTTTTGGGATAACAAAACGTACGGAATATATGGAATCTGTCTTAAAAGACTTAGAACTAAAAAGCGTAGACAGCTATATAAGAGAAAACTTTAATATTGATTTAACTCAAAATGATCCAGAAAAGTTACCTGCAAATGAAGAAGAATTAGCATTATACATGCAATTGTCTTATAAGCAATCCGTTGAATTAGCAGAAGAACAAGCTATAAAAACTTTGATGGAAGGTAACAATTATGAATTAATCACAAAAAGATTTTATTACGACTTAACAACAATAGGAATAGGAGCTGTAAAAACTGGTTTTAACACCTCGGAGGGTGTTACTATTGATTATGTTGATCCGGCTAAGTTAGTTTACTCTTATACTGAATCGCCTTATTTTGACGATATATACTATGTAGGAGAAGTTAAAAATGTTCCCGTGAATGAATTGGTAAAACAATTTCCACATTTAACTGAATCTGATTTAGAAGAGATTATACGAGATAAATCTACACATACTAATAATTATCATAGTGGAGGGACCATGTCTAAAGAAGAGGATAATAATACTATTCAAGTACTTTATTTTAACTTCAAAACTTATATGAACGAAGTGTATAAAGTAAAAGAGACTAGTTCTGGCGCAGATAAAGCGATAGAAAAAGATGATACATTTAATCCTCCTGAAGAAAAAGAAAGAGGATATGAAAAGTTACATAGATCTATAGAATGCTTATATGATGGGGCTTATATATTAGGTACAGATAGATTACTTAGATGGGAAATGTCAAAAAATATGATGCGTCCTAAAAGTGATTTTACAAAAGTAAAGATGAATTATTCTATAGTGGCACCTAGAATGTATAAGGGCAGAATAGATTCGTTAGTAAAACGTATTACAGGTTTTGCTGATATGATACAGCTAACACATTTAAAACTACAACAGATAATGTCACGTATGGTTCCAGATGGTGTTTATCTTGACGCAGATGGTTTGGCTGAAATAGACTTAGGTAATGGTACAAATTACAATCCACAAGAAGCGTTAAATATGTTTTTCCAAACAGGTAGTGTTATTGGTAGATCATATACTAGCGAGGGTGAAATGAATCCTGGGAAAGTACCTATTCAAGAAATTACAAGTGGTAGTGGCGGAAATAAGTTACAAGCTTTAATCGGAACATATAACTATTATTTACAAATGATTAGAGACGTGACTGGGTTAAACGAAGCTAGAGATGGCACTACACCAGATAAAAATGCTTTAGTTGGTATACAAAAAATGGCCGCTGCAAATTCCAATACAGCTACTAGACATATATTACAGTCTGGACTATATTTAACCTCAACAGTGGCAGAATGTCTTTCTTTAAGAATATCTGATATTATAGAGTATTCCCCAACTAAAGACGCGTTTATAAGTGCTATTGGAATTAATAACGTGTCTACATTGGAAGAAATTAGTAGTTTTCATTTATATGATTTCGGAATATTTATTGAACTATCTCCAGACGAAGAAGAAAAACAGTTATTAGAAAACAATATACAAGTTGCTTTATCTCAACAAAATATAGAATTAGAAGACGCTATTGACGTTAGAAATATTAAAAATCTTAAATTAGCTAATGAATTATTAAAAATTCGAAGAAAAAGAAAAATAGATAGAGATCAAAAAATTCAAGAACAAAATATACAGGCGCAAGCACAAGCGAACGCTCAAGCACAACAAGTAGCCGCACAAGCTGAAGTACAAAAAAATCAAGCTATAACACAATCTAAATCTGAATTAGCACAAATAGAAACACAGTTAGAAATGCAAAAAATGGAAATGGAAGCAGAACTTAAAAAAGCGTTAATGGAACAAGAATTCCAATACAACATGCAATTGAGGCAATTAGAAGTAGAAGGGACCAAAAGTAGAGAAAGAGTAAAAGAAGACCGTAAAGATCAAAGAACAAAAATACAAGCTACACAACAATCAGAAATGATTGATCAAAGAAATAATCAAAAACCACCTAAAAACTTTGAATCATCAGGTAATGATATAATGGGAGGGGGTTTTAATTTAGGTGCGTTTGAACCTAAATAAACAATTTTATTAATTATATAATATTTTATTATGGCAAAAAAGAAAAAAGAAGAAGTAACTGAAGAGGTTACTCAAGAAACAATTGAAAAAATTGAGGAAACTCCTCAAATAGATGAAAGTAAATTTGAATCTGCTGGTGATGATAGTGTTACAAAAGTAGATTTAAGCAAACCAACAAAACCAAAAGAAAATGAAACTAAAGAAGATAACGTTGACGACGACGGAGTGGTTACAGAGCTTAAAGATGCCGACACCGCACAAGAACAAGAAGAAGTACAACCGGAAGAAGAAACACAAGAATCTCCAGCTTTAGAAGAAATAATAGAAGAAGAAGTAGAAGAATTAACCGAGCAAGTTGAAGAAGCGGTTGCTGAAGCAGAAGCTACTGGAAAAGAACTTCCTGACAATATCCAAAAATTAATGGATTTTATGGAAGATACTGGTGGAGATATAAACGATTATGTTAAGTTAAATCAAGATTATTCTAAACTAGATAATCTTTCTTTACTTAGAGAATATTACAAACAAACAAAACCTCATTTAGATTCAGAAGAAATAGATTTCTTAATGGAAGATCAATTTTCATTTGATGAAGACGAGGATGAAGATAGAGATATAAAAAGAAAAAAATTAGCTTTGAAGGAGCAAGTTGCCCAAGCAAAGCAACATTTAGATGATGCAAAGTCTAAATATTATGAAGATATCAAAGCTGGATCGAAACTCACTAATGAGCAACAAAAGGCAATTGATTTTTTCAATAGGTACAACAAGGAGTCAAAAGAACAGCAAGAAACAGCAGACAAACAGCAACGTACATTTTTAAATAAAACTAATCAACTATTCAATAAAAATTTCAAAGGTTTTGAATATGAAGTTGGAGAGAAAAGATTTAGATTTAATGTTAAAAATTCCGATGCTATTAAGAGTAATCAAAGTGATGTTAATAATTTTATCAAAAAGTTTTTGAATAAAAATAACGAAATGGAAGATGCTAAAGGTTATCACAAGGCCTTATATACTGCGATGAATGCTGATAAAATTGCTAATCACTTTTACGAACAAGGTAAGGCTGATGCTTTAAAAGATAGTATTGCTAAATCTAAAAATGTTGATATGAATCCACGCCAACAACATTCAGGTGTAGTTGAAGCTGGAGGTATTAAAGTAAAAGTACTTGGTGATAATTCTAATGATTTCAAATTTAAAATTAAAAACAAAAATTAACAATTTAAAAATTAAAAATTATGGCAATTACTGCAGGTGGTAGTTTGAATAGCGTTCCCGCTCCGGCGAAGCAAACGTTAACTTCAAATTATCTAGATTTGGCTTCTGGGTCTACGGACTGGGGGCAACAATATTTACCAGATCTAATGGAGAAAGAAGCTGAAGTTTTCGGACCGAGAACTATTTCAGGTTTCTTATCACAAGTTGGAGCTGAAGAATCTATGACTGGTGACCAAGTTGTTTGGTCAGAACAGTCAAGATTACATTTATCGTACGTTTGTACGGTAGACGCTGATGGTGATACAAATGGTACTATAGCGATTACTGCTGATATCGACGGAGATACAACAGTAGGTAGTACATCAAGTAGAACTCACGGTATTAGAGTTAATGATATGTTATTAATAGCACAGGCTGGTGTTGTAGTTAAAGCATTAGCTGTTGAAACTCCAGATTCAAACGTTGTTACAGTTGAACCTTATGCTACAGCTGCTTTATCAACTTTATCAGATGGTACAGCTACTGTATTAGTTATTGGTTCTGAATTTGGTAAAGGACAATCGTACTCTGATGCTACTGGTACATACAAAACTGAATCAAGAGGTGCTAACGAACCAACGTTCAAAAGTTTCTCTAACAAACCAATTATTATGAAAGATTACTACGAAGTATCAGGTTCTGATACATCTAGAATTGGTTGGGTTGAAGTTTCTAATGAAGATGGTAGTTCTGGATACTTATGGTATTTAAAAGCTGAATCTGAAACAAGAGCAAGATTCGCTGATTATTTAGAAATGGCTATGTTAGAAGCTGAAAAAGCAAATGCTTTATCTGTAATTGGTTTTGGCGCTGATGGTCAAACTAGAGGTGCTGCTGATGCTGGTACTAACGCTGGTACTGAAGGTTTATTTGCGGCTATAGAATCTAGAGGTAATGTTACTTCTGGTGTTACTGGTGTTAACGCTGCTACTGATTTAGCTGAGTTTGATGCTATCTTAGCTGAATTTGATAACCAAGGCGCTATTGAAGAAAACATGATGTTTGTTAATAGAGCTACGTCTCTAGCAATGGATGACATGTTAGCTTCTATGAATTCTTATGGAGCTGGTGGTACTTCTTACGGAGTATTTAATAACTCTGAGGACATGGCATTAAATTTAGGTTTTTCTGGATTCCGTAGAGGTTCTTATGATTTCTATAAATCAGACATGAGATACTTAAATGATAAAGCTACAAGAGGTGGTATTAACTCTAGAGCGACTAGCGCGGCTATTAGAGGAGTTATGGTTCCAGCTGGAACAAGCTCAGTATATGACCAACAACTAGGTAAAAATCTTAGACGTCCATTCTTACATGTTAGATATAGAGCTTCTCAAACTGACAATAGAAGAATGAAGACTTGGGTTACTGGTTCTGTTGGAGCTGCTACATCTGCTTTAGATGCAATGCAAATTCACATGCTATCAGAGAGATGTTTAGTTACACAAGGTGCTAACAATTTCATGTTAATGAAGTAAGCATTTATTATATT